GTTCCTTTCCCTTCGTTTGAGTTTGATTGGGGCGAACGCAAAGGCGACTCCGCCCCGGGTATCATTCTCGTTTGAAATCGACTTACGTGATGTCGATGAATCTCCACTTCGCGTTGGCGTTGACTTCTACTTCGTCAACTTCCCATTCCGCGGCGACCCACCAGCCGGACGGGTCTTCGGAACGCCACTGACGGACAACGGCGTCCGTTAGGCGGAACTGATGTGCCCACGTTGCTCCCTGCAAATCGGAGCTGAGAAGGAACATGTAGGCATCCTGGTCCCAAATGTTCGCGAGAGCTTCCGTCGCCCCGATGAGCGCCGTGTTGTGGTAGACCGACGGCACGATTTTCTGCATCCCGAAGATCCTCGGCGGGAGGTCATCCCCCGAGAACGCGGTGTTGAGAAGATCGAGCGGACGGTTGAGCGCCGCAGCCGCCACGACGAGCGTCGAAAGGTCGATTTGGTTCACGATCTCGTTGGCGACGTGATCGCCGAAGAGAAAGTGCGTCGGACCTCTCCCGCCCATGTTCGCCTTGAAGAGCACCTTCGCGGCGTTGATGTCGGTCACGATGGTCGCATCCGCATGATCCCAGTCGTTCGACGGCGTCGAGTAGTTGACGGGCGTTCCCGCAACCGCCGCGAGCGTCGCGATACGAAGTTCCTCGCGGAGTTTCAACCCATGGAGAAGCGTGATCGCCGCTTGGCGCATCGGGTCGAATCCCGGAGGCGACTGCCTGATTTCACGGTCCGTCACGAGCATCTTGAGCCCGTACGGCAGACACTCGTATGTCGCGGAGCCCATCTCGTAGCCGATTCGCGTTAGTTCGCCCTCTCCGCCGAGTGCGTCGCTGTGTTGCGTCGAGAGCAGCTCTCTCCCGAGCGTCTTGTACGTCCCGATGGACGACACGACCTGGACAGGCGGCGCGACGATATCCGCCGCAAATTGCTGGTCCTGGAACTTGTAGTCCCGGATCACATTGGTCAGGGTCACGTTGACCCTTACGTCTCTATAGTCTGGCATTCAATTCACCTCCCTTGCTGCCGTTAGGCATGAGTTACGATGGTCTGTGTCCCTTTCCAGATGATCGGGATAATGTCGTTGTTGGCCGTGGCCGCCTTGAGGGCTTCGCCACAGTACAGCTTCGACGTGGTGTGGGCCGCAACCGTGGCGCACTCGCCGTCGGCAATCGGCCCGACGAGGTCACCCTTGGTTACCGCGGCCGCAACTCGCGCGAGCATCGTGAAGCCAGATACCATGTAGACCGAGAGGTTCTGGCCGACGGTCCCGCCGTTGCGGACAATACCGATGGCACGAACCGTCGCCCCTGTGGTTTTCAGAATTCCATTGGGAGCGGTCCCTACCATCACCATGTCGTAGTCGTTGATGGTTTCCTCGGCGACAAAAGACGCCGGTGGACCCCATGTAACGACCATGTCGTTTACAGACATTCTGTCACCTCCTTGGTTTCTTTGACGCAGGCTACTTGCCCTCGTCGATTGCTTTCTTTTCGTCGATCACAACTTCCACACCCTCGACTTCGTTGAGGGCTTGGGTATAGCTGAGGTTTCGCTTCCTCATGAGTTCACGAACATGCTCGTCCGTGTCTACGTCCTTTTCAGACGCTCCAATTCCGTAGCCGTACTTCTTCGCGTACCGTTCGACATCCGGCTTGATTGCCACTTTCAATTCACCTCCCCGAGCCTCGTCGGGCTTCCTTTCTGTTCCTTGCTCGCCGAACTTCACAACGACGGGCAGCGCGTCCAGGTACGCCCCGAACGCTTCGAGAATCGAGCCGGACTTCTTCTCTGCGCCGGACTGGAATTCGAGCTTCCCGTCCTTCGCGCCGAGCTTCCATCCGTCGACCATCGTCTTGAGCGCCGGTTCCTGCGCGGGCGTCAGTCTCCCTTCGCCCTTCGCTTTCGCGATGAGAGCGTCATAGTCGCGCGAGAATTCCACTGCGGCGTGCTTCTCGATCTCACCCGCGGCCGTATCGGCCCGCGTCTTCTCGGCTGCTAGTGCGGCCTCAAGCTCGACGATCTTCGTCGCCGATCCCTCGGACGCCTTCGCTACCGCCTCATCGATGAGCTTCTGAAGTTCTTCTTTCTCCATGTGCTCACCTCCCTTGTTTGTTAGGGGTTTCGTTTCTCTCTCCCCTTCCGTCGGGGAGTTCCATTCAAAGAGTTCCGCGGAATCCGCGGCGGTAAATTCAATCGCCATTCCAAATAGATCGTAGATGTCGTCGAGCGTTGTGACGGCCGGGTGCTTCCCCGAGAGAATCGCGGCACCCGAGAGCACGTTCTTAAATGTCGTACCCGATGCCTCGTCTTTGAACGTCGGGAAGATTTCCGCCGACGGCCGGCCGAAGATTCCGGCCTTCATCAGCTCGTAGGCTTTCCGGGGGATCTTCACGATGTCGGCAACCAGTTGTTTCCCGACGCGCCGGACGTTCGTCAGGTCTCCGATCTTGAATCGGCCCGTGATCCGCTTGTGCGTCTTCTCGTCGGTGTGATCGACGCGAAGAAACGGGATCACCTTGTCGCCAAGCGTGACGGCGTTTTCGGCGATCTCGTCCAAGTCGTCCTCGGTCCACGTTCGCTTGTTGCCCCCGCTCGAGGTCCAAGTCCCGGCGGCGAAGATTGGCACGTTCGCGAGTTCTCGCGTCTCAAGCTCAAACTTGTGCTTTGCGGTTTCCCCGCTATGGTTGGGCACGGACTCGGTAACGAGCGTCCCGCCGCCGGGTTTCGTTTCGTCGGTCGTCATGTCTCAAGCCTCCCCGCGGCAACACGCCGCCAGTTCAAACCCCTCGCCGCGTGGCTCGCGCGTCGGTAGGTCGTGAAGCTCAAACGCCTCGCCCTGCGTGATCGGCACGACAATCGAGCGGCAGTTGAAGTGAGCCGGGGGCCAACCCTCGCGGTTGATATCGTCCTTCCGATACGGCCCGCCCTTGTCCATCGCCGCACAGTAGTCTGTGGTCGCGTCGTCCAAGACGGCCGACCAGTCGTAGGCCACGACGAAATCGGCAACATCCGGGTCGTCGAACTTCCGCCGGCGGCCGTCGTTGAATGCCGTGTTGAACTGCATCCGAACGACGGTCCCGATCCGCCACAGTTCCCCGAGCGTCTTGTCTGTGATCTGCCCCTGCGAAATAAAGCCCTCAAAGAGCTTCTTTAGCTCGCCCTCGGTCCAGGCCACGTCTTTCCGGGAAAGACCGTTCATGACGATGATTTTGGCCCGTGAGAGCACCTTCTCAGTCTCGATCCCGGTCACGAAGAACGCCCGGCGCGCGATCTCGCGGGCCGCCTGTCGAATCGCCGGGGTCATCGACAAGCCCTTCTTCGCAAACTCCGCCTCGATGTCCGTCAGGGGTTTCCCTTCGAGCTGGAACTGGTAGGCCGTCGGGGACTCGTACTTCTCGCCGCGTACCGAAGCGATCTCGTTCTGCGCCTCCAACGCCCCATAGAAAAAGCTCGACAGCATGAACCGCGCGAGCGACTTCTTCATGTCCTCTCGGCGGGCAAGAGAAATCGACGCGACTTCCCCTTCCTTCTCGTCTTCGACAATCCGCCGTTTCTTGACCTGGGCGACAAGATCGTCCCGGGCGACTTTGAACAGGTCCGCCCACGTCTCGGTAATCTGCGCCTCGAGGTCGTCTTGGGTCGCCAGGATCCGCTCGAAGTTGATCTTCTTCTCGAACGTCGTGAGCGGGCGCGAGAACTTCGGTTTAGCGAATGCGAAGACCTTGCGCGCGCGGGCGGAGAGTTCCTCCTCGTCTACCGCGTTCGGCTTGTCGTCGGGAACGTCGTCAGGCGCGGGCTCGGGCGCTGGTTTCTCCTCGGGAAGTTCCAGCTCGTCCTTCTCGGGCAGCCCCGCCACACGCCGCACGTAGTTCTGCATCTCGAGGTCGGGTTTCAACACACCTTTTTCGACCGCCGAGAGCAGCATGGTGCAAATGGCGATCTGATCTTCTTCGGAAAACGATTTGAACTGGAACGTGGGATACTTCTCGACGTTCGACTGCGCCAAGTCGACAAGGGGCTTGATGAGCTGCTCTTGGACAACCGTCTCGGAGAGGTCTTTTTGAATCTCGCCGATCACACCGTCGAGAAAGAGGTCAAACTGTTTTTGCCCGAGGGAATACGCGCCGCCCGGTCGCTCGGAGAACCCGAGCAGGTCGGGGATCAAAACGGCACGAGCCATGTAAATATTCTGCTCGCGAATCGAGTCTTTGAAAGCCTCGTGTCCGCGCCCGCTCGACTCCTGGACCTTCGCCTCGTAGCCGTTCGGGTGTAGATATCCGGTCCGTGTCTGAAGATCGGTCACGAGCTTCTTTGCGACCGCGTGATCCTCGTCGGTCTTGAGGTCCGGGTCGTAGGCGATATCGAGCCAGGCGCCCCCGAACCGTTCCAAATAGACGCCCCAGAATTTATAGATTTGCTTCTTGAAGTTCCACGCGCGGTGGCAGCGCGTGAAATCCGACGTGCCATACGGGTTGCAGAACTCCCGGCGGTACGAGTACAAGACGAAATCGGTCGTGTCGAGCTTCGTGACTTTGTAGTCCGGCCCGGTGTGGAGAAGGCCGGTGACGTTACGGAACTCATCTACGTCGAATCGGAATTGGTGCGGCTCTTTCGTCTTGAGATCGAGCAGCCCGATCTTGCCCGCATAGGGTCCGGCGGGTAGCACGACAAGCGGCTTGTTGGTGATCGAGTAGCCGTACTCCATCGCGCTGAGAATGTCCCGCAGCCGTTCCTTGAACGAACCCGGAAGGTTCGCGAAAACGTATGTCACGAAGTCGGCGAGGTCGATGTCCGCCTGGTCTTCGCTTGCCGGTACGACTTCCCACTCTGTCGCGAGTGCGGCGCCCTTCTTCATGTCCATGAACGAGCCGAGCGCGTCGTCGAGACGCATCTCGTCGATGATCGAAAGACCCTTACGCGAGACGAGAAAGTCCCGGTTCTCAAGCCCGAGGGACATCGTGAGGCTGTTCTCGGCCGCGGCGCTCTCGCCCTTCACGCGCGCTTTCGGTGCTTCGCTTTTCTTGGGCGCTGCAAACAAGGCACGTCCTGCGTCCCGGAGTCTTTCAAGACCAGAGATCATCGACGCCCCTTTTCTCTGTCTGCGCGGAAACACTCCCGCCCTCCCCGGCCCACCGGAATCGCAAAGCACATTCGACCATCGTTTGAAGCCCATCGAAGAGGTCGTCGTGCTCCCCTTCCGGGAAGAGCAGGAGTTCGTCTTTAAGCGCCTCGACGAGT